GCATAAACGCTACGCCCCCAAGCGGGTCGAACAGGCCATAAGGTTATCTGTCAAATGAATTTTAACAAAAAAAAGCGCGGCCCGCAAGCCGCGCTATTATTTAGATAGCAGAGTAATCTTGCGTGCCGTAAACTTGCTCGAACATCTTCTCAACTTTTGCCCGGAAAGCTGGGTCAGTCTGGTACTCTGGCTTGCCTACCATTGCATTCAATTCCTCTTTAGACGGCGCGCCGTCTACCGGGGTCATGTCTACAGGAATAGGACGGTCGCCGTAGTAACTGCGCACCTTTTGCAAAGCCTTTAGACCTTGCGCGGTGCCGCCCATAATCTTAAACTCTTCAAAGTCACCTTCTGACCAAACACCCTTGCGCACCAAACCCTGCGCCCAATCTGTCATCGACTTAATAGTCGCATCAGCATTCGGGCCAAGCTTTGTAAGCTCTTCCTGATAAGAGATTTCAGCGCCCTCTTCTTCCTGTTGTGCCATAGAAATAAAGCTATTCGCCAACTCGTCAAACGCACTCTGGCTAATACCATTTTCCTTCGCCCAATCTCGATATGTCGAGAGAAGCGGGTCATCGTCAGGGATGCTTGCATCCTTAAATAACTTATCATCATACGCCTCCGGGGCTTTGTGCTTGCCCTGCGAAAACTTCTTTTGCAGTTCGTTGTAGGACTTGACCAAGTTTTCTAAGTCTGGGCCATCGTCCTCATTCCAAAATTTATCTGGATACCATTCGGGCTTCGCAAACTCTACCTCTTCATCCTCATTAGCAACAGTAACATCGTCTAACGATGCTGGCCCTGCCTCTGGCTGGATGTGGGAGATTGTGCTTTCTTCCGGCTGCTGGTTATCCTCTGCCTCAACTTGCGCTTGGGCCATCAGTCCATCTGGTTCGTTCATAACTGCCTCGCTCTCTGCATGCGCTTTTCTATTTCGCGCACTAGTGAATTTTGCCCCTCTCTGGCAAACCCGTGGGAAGCATCTTCCCCCGGATACCAAGTGGGCTGCTCAATCGTCAGTGAGCGAAGGTGTGTTAGTAATTGTTGCCCATCCTCACTGCCGTACACGCGCAAATATAACCTATCTATGTCGTCTTGGTTATCTTGCTGTGTCAAACGTGCTTGCGGCTCTACTGTCCGCAAGCTATCCCAACCCTCTTCAATCATGCTATTCCTCTATTGCTTGCCCGGCTTGCATCGCCATCTGCGCCGCTTGCATCTGCGCCATCTGCTCTGCCATCTGTTGGCGCTCTTCTGGTGAAGTGCGTAGCTCTGCCGGTATGCCCATCTTGTCAGCCACATGGTCTGCAATAGCGCCAGTGCGCACAGCCATTTGGCCATCTTGTCCAAGTGATGCGGATAACTGCACCCATTGCATTATCTTCTCAATGCCGCCCATGTTCTGCGCTTGCGCGATAGGCGACACCGGCTGCACCTTAACCTCTAGCCCGTTTACCTTTAGCGGCATTTCAATCATGCCGCGCTCATCCATTACCGCAAGAATGCGAGAGACAACCGGGATCATGGTTTCTGTGATTAGACGACCAAACGAACTGCCCATATTGCTGGCTAGCTCAGATATCTTTGCCGACACTTCTGTAGCCGACCGCGCAGACATATTGTCTGGCGGTAGCGTGTCGTCCATCATAATCTTTTTAATATTCATGCGTAGGTCGTTGATAATAATCTGCGACACGTTAAAGTCACCAGAACGCGGCAACATGCGCAAACTCTCACCCTGTGGCCCACCGTTACGCGCAACTGGGATAATAGCACCCGGCGCAATGCGTATAGTCTGCGGGTTTAGCACGCCATCATCTGCCGCTGTGTATACGCCAGCGATAGACAGGCTAGCGTTTTTAAGCAATAGCTCTAGCGTTTTGTTCAGCGTCTTAATGTCAGCGATAGCGGTGACCAGTGGGCCACGCCCATACACCTCACCGGCTACCTTCATATAACGCGCCACAACCCAAGGGCTGGACTTCATGGTGCGCTCTACAATGGCTTCCTTGCCTTCTTTCTCGATAACATAATAATTGTATTCGCCCGTGTCTAAGTCTAAGCAAGTAGCCTCGACTAGCTCTATCTCTTCGGTAGGCTTGTCGTCAATCATACGCTGTAGCTTGGCTGATATCTCCGCGTCATCCCAGTGTTGCGTAATAGCTTCTGCCTTCATGCGCATACGGCGATAGACGTTATCGACCTTACCGTGCGCGCCTTCCTCGATGCACACTAGATATTGAGGCACGGCGGTGAACCGGATGGGAGTGATGTCATCACCGGGTTGGATAAGCATCACCGCCGTACCAACTGCTAAGTCCATGAGAAACTCACCCATAGACAAATCAAAATTAGTTTGCCGCAACAGCGCAAACATCTTGTCGCTGTAAATATCTAGCGCGGCCTGTGCTTCAATACGGCGCTCTATAGGAATGTCTGGCCCCGGCTCTAGGCGGCACCAATTAGATTGTGGCGGGAATAAGCCAGACTGAATACGGTTGGCAAAGCGCTGCGTGGAATTGATAGCGGTGCTATCAAACACGCGCGCCATTTTGTTTTGGCCGGGTGACCCGCCGCCCTCATAATAGCCGTCATACAGGTTGCGTTGTGGCAACGCGAACTCATAACAATCTTCATATATCTGGCGCCAGTTATCCTTACGGCGTTGTGCCAAGTCGTGGCGCTTCAATATCTGCTGTGGGGTCATCATGATTTTTTGTGCCTATTCGCAAAGTTACGCGCTGCTTCTTTAGAGCCAAAGCCCCATGCCCTTAGTGCCAACCCAAGGCGTGTTGGCTTGCCGTCCTTTTTCTCCGCGCCCTTCATGCCAGCAAAGCGTGCGGCAAAAGAAACACGGCGCGGGTTAGTGCCTTTCTTTACCGGGCGCTTTAGGTTAGCACCTTCGGTTTTCTTAAAGTGTTCGCGTCCGGCCTCGCTCAAACCGCCCTTGGGGTTCTTATGTACTTTTCGCACGGGCGGCTCTCATGTTGTCAATAAGGTTAGGATATGGACGGCCAGCCTTTGCAGCGGCACGCTGTGCGCTACGCTTTTGCGCTGGCGACAAACCCTTGGACTTACCTAGCCCCTTGGGGCGTTTCTTTTCCCATACGGCCTTTGGTTTCTTGTCAGCCATTCTTATTATCCTCTGCCATTTTTGCTTTCATGCGCTGGTAGAACTTCCACATCTTCTGGCCAGTGGTTTCTGTTGGCGTGCCTTTCTGGCCCTTGTATTGTTTACCAAGGCCAATTTTATCAGCTATTTTTGCCATAAGATTTCTTCTTTGCCATTTTTGTTTTCATGGATGCGCCAGCTACACGACCGCCAGTTTGCTTGGCGTATTCTTTCGCCGCGCTCATGCCAGCCTTTGTGTACGCAAATGTGCGCGCCTTACCGTCTTTAGAAACTACCTTCGGCATTACCCTGCTCCTAATGTTGTTTGTTCGCCTTCACCACCGCCTAAACGACCGCCGCCAAGCAACGACCTACGCCCTGCTCGGCGCGACCTAAGAGAAGCCGCTTGCGCACGCTGTTCGCGTGATGCGCCTTGTGGCGCGGCCTCTACCTCTGGCTCTGGCACAGCTACTGGTGCCGGTGCCGACTTCTTTTTGCGCGAACCCATGATTGCGCCTACTACGCCGCCCATTACACGCCCCCACCTAGTGTTGATTGAATGCCTGTCTCAGCGTTTTGACGCGCTGTGCTTAATAACATGCGCTTGCCGCCTGTACGGCGCGCACGCTGACGCGCAGATATAGCACGCATCTTCTGCTGCTCATCTGCCTCAAGGCGCTCTTCTTGGCGCTGTTGTGCCGCCGCGATTTCTGGATCTGGTGGTGGTGGTTTCGGAGTTTTAGGGGATAGCAAGCCGCCCATTAAAAATACCTCGCAAACATAAAATAATCTTGACCGACAGGCCCATACTTTAGCATGCGACCTTCGTTAGTGAATTTTACCGCAGATGCCCACCTAACTGCAAACGAATTATCAACTTCGACTGTCATCTGCAATCGGTGTAATTGCAAGTCGATAGCAATGTGATTAAAGTAGCGCATGGCTGTGCGTGTAGCTGATATCGGCACGCGCTCAAACTGATATGATGTAAGCAACCAGACTTCGGCGTTGCCCGGCCATAGCTTGATAGCCCCGAATGAGCAAATCATTTCGCCCTGATGCAATACCGTATAGGCATGCTCCTGTTGTTGGTACATCTTTAGCAGCGCTTCGTAATTAGGCACATCGTCAAATGGCTTCTTGTCAAACTCTCGCAAGTCCATATTGTACGGGTGCGCCCAGTGAAATGGCACTATAGTTGCGTCTTTGTTGCTAGAAAACATCGAAGTCCATCTTGGCTGTCATCTGCTTAAACTGGCCGCTTGCGTGGCTGTTGCGCGTTAGCTTGCGATGCTCAGACCCCATCATCAGGTAGCCGTAAGCATCGCCAACGTGCGAATGCTCATTCTTGTTTGGCGCATCCTTGAACCGCTCCTGACCGCCGCCCATCGCAACGCGCTTAAAGTGATAGCCGCCGGCAAGCGATTTGCGGGTGCGCGTGCAGCTACGGTCTACGATAATGCCGGGCTTGCCGTCTATCAGCCGGTTCATTGGCGCAGCACCAGCCTCACGGCGCACCATAAAGTCGTTTGACGCGGTAGGCTGTGCGCGCAAGCCTAGCGTGCGCATATGCTCAAACGCGGTAACCTCGAATATCTCATCACGCTTTGCACCAGCCGGGTCACCCCAGATAAACACCTCGCTCTTAGGAAAGCGCGTATTGATGTCCGCCATCAGGTGATGGCAGAACCGCTCTAGGCCCATATCAAACGCAACAAGCTCATGCACAACATGCCAACGCCCGTTGTTCATCTTCTGACCAAACACGGCGGCAGGGGTCAAACCAAAGTCAAGCCCAATATGCACAGGCCAACCCGGCTCTATCTCCACATCGCTGGACATAATGCTATCGCTAAACTCCGGCCACACGGCTTTGCCGTCTTGCACATAAACATATTGCCCAGCCGCGTAGCACTGGATCCAATCCAAGTGCTTACCGGCTAACTGCTGCTCATAGTAACCGCCGGGCAAGTTGTTTACGTTTTCGGCGTTAGGGTTGTTAATCCAATACTTGTTAGCCGCAAAGATGTTGTGTTCGTGTTCCTTAGTAGCCTCTATAACGCCGCCGGGTTGTTTGTAAAACCTCCACGGGTACTTGCCCTTGATAGGCTCTTTCTCCGCTAGGCGATGCCACCAATGGTCGTCCGACATTGGGTTGGTTGACATCCACACGCCACGCCAAGGGCAACCGCCGTGGCGCTTTGTCGGGTAACGACCAACACGCGATGTAAGGCCATCGACTACCGCCTTGGGGAGTTCGCGCGCTTCGTCTATGAACCCCCCGGTCAGTTCCAGCGACAACAGCTTGCGCACGTCTTTGGGCTGGTCGAGCGCTAAAAAGATAACCTCGCAATCAAGCCCCGGCGTGTCGTCACGCGGCGGCAGCTTGATGTGATGCGTGATAGGCGGCGACCAGCGCATCTGCCCCCAAGTGTTTTCTGGGAATATCTCTTGCCATGTCTTAATGGTCGTTGTGCGCAGTTCGGGATAGCTGTTTCTGATTACGGCAAAACGCGTATATCTTACATTGTCCACTGGCGAAGGTGGTTGCTTTACAGCACGCAACATTACCTCGGCCAGCGAGGCATATGTCTTTCCAGAGCCTACTGGCCCAAGTAGACCCCGCACAAAACTGTTGTCGTTTAAAAAATCCCATACGGTCGGGCTTTCGCTAAAATCTAAGTTAAGGCCATTCAGCACCTCGGTGGTCGGCTGCTTGGTTCTGCGCCGCGACCTGTCTGTCGCTCTAGTCGCTCTCGCCATCAAAGTCTCCGGGAATATACGTTACTATCATCATGCCCTCTGTCACATCGGTCATGCTCTCATCAATATCCAGCAGCACGCCCTTGCAACTAGAGCAAACAACTTGCTGTGTCTCAGCGTAACACCGGCCACGCGTTTCCTCGCCGCAATGGTCGCAGATAACGTAGTCAGAAAAAAACCGCACAAAATTATTGTGCGTCATCTTCGTCACTGACATCCTTCACCTCATAGGTTGTGGTTTGCGGCCCGGTCACGTTGATGCCGATCATGCTAGGGCGTTGGTCATCGCTGTTCGGCTCTAACAAACCGCGATGCTTTGCTAGCAAGCGCAACGCCGACAGCTTGTCGTGCATCTCTACCTCGATGGTGTTACCGTGCTGGTTTGGCGTTACCTTCACCTTTTTGATGCTACGCCGTGCGCGCTCTGGCAACTGGTCAGATGGCGTAAGCTGCACCTGACCCATAGCATCCCAGCTAATGACATCCGTAGCCTCGCCAGCCGCGATAGCCTCTAGCTCTTGCACCACCGCCTCGCGCCGGTCAGTGTCTTGGCTAGCTAGCGCCGCACGCTGTTGCCTAGTTGTCAGGGGCTTCTTGGACACACTTGCCTCCCGTCCACGCATAACCCGCAATGTCTACCCAACTATCCATGTGGTCGGGCGTCTCCATCAAACGCGCTAGCTTCACCTGTACCATCATCATGGCCACCTGTTCTGCGGTGACCTCAGTACCTAATGTAATCGACCACTGCGCGGCTATGCGCTCATGGTTAATGTATACGTTGCCGTAATTCTTGCCACGGTCGGCGACCGCGTTTTTCGCCTCGTCTAATATATCCACAATCCTCACCCTACTATCTCCAAGCCACACGCTTCGCATTTCATCTCGCCGCCCAACTCTGTCTGGCACTTAGGACACTGCCCATTGGCCATGAGCTTTGCCATAGACCCGTCACCCGTAGCATACGCCACCGGCACATGCTCTGTGCAAGGGCAAGCGCAGTTCTTGCAACGGCAATGCTCCGCATCTTCCCAATCGAACTCCTCGCACCCGCAATCGGCGCATCTGCGTACCTCGTCATATGTCAATGCCTAACTCCCTCAATGTTGGTGTTTCTACATTATCATCGTCTTGCTCTTCTACGCAATAGCGATCACCGCACCAGTAGCATTCCCACAGGTCTGCGGCCTCGTCATATAGCTGGTGATGGTCGGCTCCGCAGCTAGGGCAAGTCATACGTCAGAACCGAGGAAAATTTTGTGTGAGCCCCCCATAGACTACTGGCCGGGGGCGGGGGGCAAGGGGTCGCCTCTGTGGCCGGCGGCTTATGTGTGACCAACGCCTGCGCTGTACAAAAGCAAATCAACCTTTGTTCTCCTGTACATCAAAGTAACGCACGATATCTGCTAGCGCAGGCACCCCTGCCCTTCGCTCTATGGCTTGGTCACACACAGCCAGCGTGGCAGCGCGTACATCGTCAGCAGATACCTCACGCAATGCCAGTCGCCGAGCGTGTGCTATCTCATTATCATACAGCCGCACCTGTCCTGTCGCCTGTTGGACGGCACGCAGATAGGCATGGCACAGCTCACCAGCATGCGCGTCACCGACTGATTGTGCATCCCCCAGACCCCCTATCTCTTTGCTAGTATCATCTTCTTGGTCTGCGCGTAGCTGTAGCGCTTTGGCGGTGTGTATATCTTCATAAGTTGGCAATGGCTCATCACCCTTCCACAACACTTGATACCTGTTTGTTTTCCACCCGCTGGCTGTCTCTTGGTAGTCCTTTGGGTTTAGCTGTCGCACATAGTTGCCAGCCTTCAAACGCTTCATCGCTTCCAGAATGCTCTTTCTTTCCGCATAGCCGCTCACTGAGCACAGGGTATCGAGCGATGGCCAGCATACCCCAGCACGATTAACAAACGCACACAGCGCGCCCAGAACGCGAAACTCACGCTCTTTTAGTTTGCGGTCACCACACGCACGCATTGGCATGACACTGTACGGGCGCTTATTCTCAGAAAGGGATGTCGTCATCGAGCTTGTCCTTTAATGTTGGTTTAACGTCACTCACCACAGCACCGGGGAACGTGTCCTTCACCTGTACGGCTAGCGTGTTCTGCTCTGACCACTTGGCCAGTATCACCGCCGCCTCTTGCACACAATACACCAGCGCGTCAGGCATGTCGTTCTTGATGTGCGTCACGGCCTGTTCATCACGCGCTATCGCAACCACCTTGCCATCAGCATGCGCAGTCCACACATCCATGCCTATCTCTTTACCGCCTAGCGCGGTGGCTTCCTTCTCCAACGCCGCATAAGCACGCAGTGTCACAGCCACATGATGTTCTACATCTACAGCCGCATCACGGTGGATGGCATCGTTGAGCTTGTCCATCTGCTGCCAGAACCTATCCCGCAGTTCTGGCGACACAAGGTTGGGCAATCTCTCCACACCCCATCGCCTTTCATAATCAGACACAACCCTGTCATATTCCGTGAGGTAGTTTTGTATCTTGCGATAGGTTGCCTCACTTGTCACCTTGGTTCCCATCATTCGCCTCAGTGCTGTAGCATCAGGCTTCTTTACTTTTCTCATCCCTTTACCCTTTCTGCGTGCTGTGCGTGCGTGCGTGCGATAACCATAGGGATTATCGCACAACACCACGCGTGCGACTTCAGCGTGCGACCGTGCGATTTAAGGTTTTTACAGTCGCACGTTTCCTTATAACTCTTTGTATTCCCACACATAGCTTCCCTCTATCACAATCGCACGCTTTGTCTGTAACGCATCCCTTGCATCTCTGCGCCTTGAACGGGTCGAATCGGGTGTTTTCGCACGGTGTTTGTCGTGCCACGCTGTCACCGGCACGCGTTCTTGGCCTAGTTCGACAGACAGATTACGCAGTGCTTGCAGGGCTATCTTCTGCGGCTCTGTCAGCTTCGCACTACGCTGCTTCTTCTCTGGCATGTCTGCCTGTGTCATCACCACGCTAACATCATCTATCAGCGCCACCGGGGTCATCGTAAACGCTACGTCTGGCATTGGCTCTGCATCCTTCTGCTTCTCTGTCGCCAGCGTTACCGTCTCTTCCAGCTTGCTTACCTTGATGCTTGTATCCACCGCCCCCAACAGCGCCGTAGACCCACGCATGCCTCTGGCCGCGTCCTTGCCAGAATGGTGAATGGCCACCACCGCGCATTCGCAGTGGCGCTTTACTATCTCGCACGCATCCACAAACAGACCCATGTCGGTTGCGCTGTTCTCATCACCGCCGAGCAAGGCGCGCGCTACAGTATCCACAAACACCGCGCTGAACTTGGTATCTAGGTTGTCTATCGTGCGCAGTAGGCGCTCCACATCGTCAGGTTCGCGGAACCTCACCGCTGTGGGCAGAACATAGAACGGCACATCCGCTGTTAGCTTGTGATGCGCTTGCCATGCCTTGATACGCTTACCCAGACCGCCAACACCCTCGCCAGCTATGTACAGCACTGCGCCACGTTGCACAGCGTTATCGTGCCACGCCTTGCCATAAGCCACCGACAGCGCCATGTCTATCGCTAGGAATGATTTACCAGCCCCCGGCTCACCGTATAGCACGCTAAACCCGTGCTTAGTTAGCAACCCATCCACCAGCCACTCCACCGGCGGCATGTTGCGCAGATAGTGTACATCATACACATCAAACACATCGGGGCGCTCTTCTTGTACGTTATCCTGTACGTCCGGGGCGTCCGACAGCACCGGGGTCGCGGCAGCTATCTCAGCCAGACGGTCACGCGTACCGCCAGCGACCATCCAATCGTAAACGTCTTGCTTATCTGTCAGGCCCGGTATCGTGACCAGCTTCACCGCCTTTGCCACAGGGTATAAATTTGATACCACCACTTCAGCGTGGCGTGTGCCAGCCGCATCGGCGTCAGGCAACACAATCACGTTACGCCCGGCAAACCATTTATTTAGATCCGCCGACCAGTTCTTTGCGCCGCCATGGTTGGTGGTCGCAACGAAGCCTTGGCTGATTAGTAGCTGCGCACACTTCTCGCCTTCCACTACCCATATTGGCGCTTCCTTGTCTGCCATGATGCCCGGCAGATTATACGGCACCGGGGTAACGTCCTTGACGTTCCATACCCAGCCGCCCTTGCCGTCTGGTCTGCGCTGCCGGAATGTCTTTGGCTCGTATCTGACAACCTGATAGATGCACTCGCCATGCTCATCTATATAATCGTATGCCTTTGACATGTACCGCGCCGGCTGTATCTTCTGTTGCACTTGCTTGGCTATGCCAAACTGCTTTTCCAGTATCTCCGGAAGACTGCGTAGCTGGGCGCCCTCGTTCACGCGCACCATGTCTATCACCCCGCCGCCTTCGTTAGCCTCGAAGTCGAACCATGTGCCTTTGCGCAAGTCTACACTGCGCGACCCGTGCGTACCCCAGCGCAGTTCATGGCCACGCTTTTCTTTTGGTTCGCCCCAGTAGTGCCGCGCTATCTGTTCTATATATGCTGCTATATTCTGTGTCATCTCATTCCCTCTTCCCCTTTGGAAATGGTAGGGCGCTGGCAAAGGGAGGAAACCCAGCGCCCTACCAACTGCTAGAACAGTTCAGCGCCACTCGCGGCTGGCTGTTCCACAGGCGCAGCCGGCGTTTCTGCCGGTGCGCTAGGTGCTTCCGCACCATCAAATGCCGATGGACGCTCTGTCCACTGGCTGATTTCCCACACCGGCACCTTGAAGCGCTGCTCACCCTGCGGTGTGTTGACTGTCGCGGTCTGTGTCGCGGTGACCTTCATCACAGGACACAGACCGGGGTTGTTTGCACGTTCAGCCTCGTATTGATTGTGTAGCTGGTCGAACGCAGACTGCACCATCTTCGACTGACTGCTAAACTCACGCAAGCCTATCTCGCGGTTTACCAGCTTAACACGAAACGCAGACTTGTGGTCTGGTGTCGGCTTGTCTGGCATGCGCTCACCCAGCTTGACCATGTGGAAGTCCGGGCGGTTAGCAACAAACGCCATATAGCCGACCTCAATGTTTTCCATGTCAATCGCTACCTCGAACGGCAGTTTCATTTCGATGCTCTCGCGCACCCATTCGCCGTTCACGTTCTCGCTTTCAACCCGGTAGAACTCACCCACCTTTGCGTCAAACTTAATAATAGGCGTGATGTTACCACCGCCGCCGCCTTCATTTGCTAAACCAAGTGCCATTTCATTTTCCTTTACACTTTACTGACCAGTAGCGCTGGCCTCGCATTACCCGTTGGGCAATCTGTTTGAGCTACGCCGCTTCATTGCAATGCGTGCTGTGTGCGCAGATATAACAGAACTACGCCACTTTGGGTTGCGCCATTTGTTTGTGTCACGGTCTGGCACCACAAACAACGCCTCACGCTGCTTCTTTAAATGCGCGGCGAACTCTTCCACGCTCATATCAATCGCTAGTTTCATTGCACATCAACTCCCTTGCTACCATGCAGAAATCGTCAAACGTCATTTCGACTGCATACTTCCAATCGTAACCGTCACCCATCTGGCGCTCAAACGTGGCTAGCATTGCCAGCGCCTCGATAGGTACGCGCCAACGCTCCGGCAGTCTATCGAATTTATAGACCAGCGCCGGTATCTTCCCGGCCTTGGTCGCCGCCACGCAAACCTGATCCCAATGGCTGGGCGAGGCAAACGTGCTACCCTGCCGGTATCGTTTGCATTCTATTACAAAGGGGAAAGCGTCATCCTCACAGGTCAGGTCAGGCAAGCCAGCCTCAGCCCATTGGTCTAGCACCCTGCGAAACTCTAGCCCAAGCGCATCGTGCAGCCTGTTCTTCACATCACGCTCAAACGATGCGCCCTTGTTGCGTGAGTTAACCATTGCGTGCCGCCGCTATCACACGGTCTAAGTCAGACCCGTCTTTGGTCAGGCGCTTTTCTAATTCTTGCGCCAGAATTTCATCGGCCAGTGATGCCATTGAGCGGTGCGCAGACTGTTCGACCGCGTCCTTAAGCATCAGCACGGTCTTGGTTCTGAGCCGCAATAATGTTGGTTTTGTGTTTGCCATGATATCGCCCTGATATTTTTTTGCTATCTGTGCTTTACATTATGATAGCAGTGTGATATATAATAGTTGACGGCACGTTGACCGTTAGTTGATTAACCAAAAGGGAGTTAAAAATGACAGTTTCAATAACCAGAGATGACCGCAACGTAACGTATTGGGGTACAGAAGGTTGTGATATCTGCGAATTTATCGGGGTAGAAAACAAATATCGCGTTGTTAAAAGCCCCGGCGCAATTTCGGGATGGAACATTGAGGTTCAGGTTGAGCGTAAGCGTAAGGATGGCTCATTGGTTTGGGCGCACGTTGATAGCCACCACCACTACCGCCGCTATAACGAAGCACGTTCATTTGTAGAAGAAAGGGTGTGGGCTTAACAGCCCCGCCCAGAAGGGAACAACACAATGAAATTCATCGTCTACTACCGCGTATCAACGCAGCGTCAAGGCCAATCCGGCCTTGGCCTTGAGGCACAGAAGCACGCTTGTGCGCATTATGATATTGTCGCAGAATACACAGAGGTGGAAAGCGGCAAGAAGTCCAACCGCCCGGAGCTATCCAAGGCACTGGCACACGCCAAAGACATTGGCGCAACCCTGCTTATCGCTAAGCTCGACCGTCTGGCGCGTAACGTGCATTTTATCACCGGCTTGCTTGAGGCTGGCGTGCCTATCACTTGCGCTGATATGCCAGAGGCAGACCGCACGTTTCTACAAATCATGGCAGTGTTTTCTGAACGCGAGGGGCGCGTCATCTCAGAACGCACCAAAGCCGCACTAGCCGCTGCCAAGCGCCGGGGCGTAAAGCTCGGCTCACCAAACCCAGCCAAGGGCGGGTCAGTGACCGGCGCACAGCGCGCTAACGCCACCGCACAGGTAGCGCCGCAAGCTATGCCCATCATTAACGCATTGCGCAAGGCCGGTCAGAGCCTACGCGCCATCGCATCCGCTCTCAATGAAGAGCAGATACCAACCGCAATGGGCGGTCAGTGGCACGCATCCAGCGTGCGTAATCTCATCAATGCATAAGGGGGAATATTATGCGGTTATTTAAACATCAGACAACTTGTCCACAATGTGGCAGAAAAGCAAAAAAACACACCGAAAGCTGGTGGGAAAAACATCTTGGGGAATACAAGGGCAATCTGCAAATCATCAATCGCCGCGAAACTTGGGGTGGCGACACGTTAACCTTGTGGGATGGCGAAACATACGAGATGTATGCTGGAAACTTTTGCCGCAACAAATGCGCTATAGCATACGCGAACCAAACCATTGACCGCGTTAGGGAACGCGTTGGGAGAAAGTGATGCAGAAAGTCGCAGGAATGTTATTTATGTATGCGCTTCTCAGCCTGTGGGTCATGGGCTGGGTGGACATCTTCGGGCCACAATATACGTGGTGGAATTTAATTTATCTTATGGGAGTAAACTAATGGTCGGAAAACTAACACCTGACAACATGCTATCAGCCTCGCGTATCGCGCAGTTGATGGGTCAATCACCATACGCAACGCAAAACGAATTGCTTGCTGAGTTTATAGACCGTGACGCTGGCAAAGAGCCAGAGCCATGGGAAGGCAACGAACTTACACGCTGGGGCGATATCCATGAAGGCGCAGTTATTGCAGAAACGTCACGGCGCCTTGGCCTTGTCGATGTGCAAGCAGACTTTGAGCAAGCGTTCTTCCATGACAAGCTGCGCATCGCGGCATCGCTGGACGGCATGGCCACAGGCACGCGCATGGTGAAAGAGGATTACGCGCAGGGCATTATCATCCCCGGCGTTGCAAACGCATTCTCAACAGCCGACAAAAAATTGTTGCTGGAAATCAAGACAACACAGCAAGCGCCAGAGGACTTGCCACCACCACATCGCGGCGTGCTACAGCTACAGGCGCAGATGATGTGCGCTGGTGCAGACATGGGCGCGGTGTGTGTACTCTATCGCGGCTCAACCCTGCGCATCTTCCTGTACCACGCTGACGCTGGCGTACAGGCACGCATTGCACAGGCCATCGAAGAGTTCGAGCAACGCCGCCAAGACATTGACTGGTATCCGCTGATGAACCCAGCCGATGGCAACGTAGCCTACAGCCGGGTAGATGATGTGGCACAGCCTTTGGACGTATCAGGCGGCGAGGTTCAAGATGCTATCGAGGCTTTGCTTGAGGCGAAGCGCGCTAAAAAAGAATGCGATGAGGTTATCGCTGACGCAGAGACAGTGATAAAAGATTTTATGGGAAACCATGAAGAGGCAAACACCGTGGTAGATGGCAAGCGTGTTATCGTTAAGTGGGGCATGCGCAACATGAAAGCCACGCCTGAGAAGGTAGTGCCAGCAAAGCCAGCCATGCGGGTGCGTCAGAATGCTTTGACCGTGAAGGAGTTGGGTGATGCGTAAAATGGTGCATGGAGATTGCTTTGAGCAATTTAAAAACATACAGGACGATACCTTTGATGTTGTTTTAACATCGCCCCCATATAACAGAAAAAGAAACGACAAGTATGAGCATCACAAAGACGTTACAAACGACTATTTTTCTTTTCTGCAAAAATCAATAAAGGAATGCTTGCGAGTTTGCAGTGGCAATGTTTTCTTTAACATTCAAAAAAATAGTTACAACAGAAGTGATGTTCATAAAGTTATGGGTGCGTTTGCCAGTGAAATAATAGAGGTAATTGTGTGGCATAAGAGCAACCCAATGCCAAACCCTCATGTTATAAATGCTTATGAGTATATTTTAGTTTTGTCGAAAGCCAACAAGTCCTTGAAGGCAAATAAAACATATACACTAAACCACTTCACAACCCCGGTATATTCATCAAACCCATATAAAAAAATACACCGGGCTGTTATGCACCCAGAGGCGTGCGCTTTTATCTTGCAAAATTTTTGCTCTGAAAACGATTATGTTTTTGACCCGTTTGCTGGCACAGGAACAACTGGCGTTGAGGCAATAAAGCTAGGTATGAATTTTTACGGCGTTGAGTTAAGCGAAGAATATTTCGATATAGCAAACAAAAGGATTAGCAATGTATAGGATCACACCAGCCCAGCATCGCGTTTTAAGCGCCATACAGACGCTATCTGAGGCGCAAGGGTATGTTCCTAGCTACACACAGCTAGCGGCAACCCTGAACGTCTCTAAGCAAGCTATAGGAAAGCACGTTGAAATCATGTGCGACCGGGGCATATTGCGAAAAACCTACGGCCAGCGCCATACACTGGAGATAGTACGGGGCGCGCAATAGCGCCCCTTACTTTTTCTTTTGCTGGATAGTCTCAGCTAACCCACCACCGAAGTAGAAGCCGACAATCAAAAGCATAATCTCGCCTATCCAGAAATCACCCAGTATAGCCTTGACCCCTTCGATGTCACCCTTACCAGCAAGGGTCATGCCAAGCGTAATCGCAAAGCACAGTATAAAGGTAAACGTAAACATCAGCGCAATGTAACGCTGCGCCAGCTTGAATGGCTGGTATGCAGTAAGCAAGTCTGACTTGGCCTTGCTAACCGCAGCCACCTCTTCTTCGGTGCTGGTGTGCATGTCATCAATCAAGTCCATGCCTTTTTTAATAACATCACCCGACCCAAGTATCTTACCTAAAATTGCAATCATTTTCTCATTCCCATTGCCAATTTAATTCTAGCCAAATCTATCTCAATATCATGCACCCTAGCAATCGTATCTTGCACCGATTGCGGTGGCTCAAAGTCATCAATCCACTGGTCGTTTTCTTCTACCTCTGCCATCGTCAGTTCAAGGTTGTGTTCTAAAAACGCTATGCGCTCGACCAACCCAAAGTAAACCCACACACTAACAGCCGTAAAAGCAATCATGGAAATCAGATTGCGTAGCGGTATCGTAATCTCGCTAGCCTCGTTTAATTTTGTTGCTGCCTGTTTCATCTAGTAGCTCCACACGTTAGACCGGGGCGGCTTGGTGTATGTGTCCAAGTGCAAGAAACGATTGCGCCCAGACTGTGCCACGCCTATGCCGGTAAAGCCTAGCTCGAACGCTAGGCGCATAATGTTGTATGCGTCAGCCCCGCCGCACGCGATATCTACAGCCAGCCCCATCGTGTGTATGCCCGGCCTGTCCTTCTCAGCCTCGACCGGGTGTGTCTCATGGCGGTAGCCGCTGGTCACGGTCATGGCTTTGCCGTGCGCTGTGCGTAGCGCTTGCAGCTTTTCCATGAAGCTAGCTTGCATGTCGCACTTGCCGCTGTGGCTGCATGTAAACTCAGCCTCGCTAAAGTTTGGATAGTTATCCCAATTCATGTTTCACCTCTCACAACCGCCAGCGCATTGCGCCAACTATCTATCTCAACGTCCGGGTCGTCAAACCGGCGCGCTCTAATGCGCTTGCTAACTGTGCCAACGCAATCCAGCGCTGTGAATATCACCTTGCGCCGGTCAATAGCTACTGACGCTATTATATCATACGCGCCGCGCTCTGCCTTCTTTTTAGTTAGCCCCATGCCATAGTTAAAATGATAGCATGGCGTGCGCCCGTCAGCTTCTGGCAATATGTTGCGCGACTTCACCTGTATGCGCAGATAGCCAGCATCATCCCAAGCCAGTAGGTCTATCTTATCTTGTTGCGCCATAGCCGCGCCCATAATACCCGGCATGCTCAACACTGCGGCACAAGCGATGTGTTCGCCTATCAGCCCCGTCCTTGTTTCACCAGACACTATAGCCCCTTCAGGTAGACCATCCACCACACAAGCATGGCAAGCCCTACAAACCCTGCGATGATAAGAAGGGCTATTGTTATGACTTCGATTATTTGTCTATTGCGCTTGCGCTGGGCAGCGATAGCCGCCTGTCTATTCTTGCGCGCTACCGCCTGATAGTTTAGCCAATCTGTCCACAAGTTGGGCCTCCCGTGCCAGATCATTAGCTGCTTTAGCTCTTCTTCTTGTTGCTTGAGCTTTTCCAGATGCATAAATTCTTCGAGGTCGCCAGACGCAAAGGGGCTGCGCTTTTTCTTTTCTGCCTTGCGGCGCAAATCCTCAGTCGCGTTGACGTATGTGGCGACTTTGTCTGCGCAGTCTGCAATCTCGCGCCCGTTCTGCACAAATTGCTTGACCACCTGAAAAGCGGCGTTGGCGGCAGCAAGCTCGGCAAGCATTGGCTATTTACCTTTGTACAAGTTCCAGAGTTTCCAGCAAACATATGCAATGGACAGCACGCCAAGCACCAGTGTGACCCACTGGTTAAGGCCGGGTAACCAAAGCGGTGCGCTGACGCCGCCCGTTGCTATGATTAGGTCATCTGGCTTCATCTCTATACCTCATCAGGCCAGTCGTTGATAGGTGCGTTACCAGTGGCATTGCCATCGCTATCCACTGGCGTATCATGCAGGGCTAGAAAGGCGCTGTGAGAGTTCACAGCATCAATAGCCGCCTCAATGGTGTTAGAGGCAGTACGCACAGCCGCACGATATGTCAGCGTTGCGCTAGGCACAGTGTAGCCAGAAACCTCTGCCGCCTTCACTACCATCCAGTCAGTCGGGGCTAGCAAGTTGTTAGCACGTTCCTTTGTGATGTTCTTCCAGACGCTCTTCAGCCCCAGCGTTACTAGCTGGTTGCCGTCTGCGTCTAGGATAGCATTGCCATCGTCATCGACTTCGTTCACATCGTTGATGTTCTTGGCGGTGTTAGCATCCCACCAGAAGCGGTTATCGTATGGCGCTGGGTCAGCTTCCCAGACTAGCCCTGCGGCAGTCTTTTCTGCGTCTGACCAGCTACCCCATGAGGCAGGGTGCTGTACCCCGTTATTGTCTGTCCAAGCCTTACCAGCGCGGATAGTTTTATGTCCGTATTTCCATGCCATCTCTATCTCCTATCGGGCGTTGGCGTTCTTGAATGGGGCTTCTGCAAATGCAAGGAATATGTATGTGCCGCCTGATGCGTTGGATGCCCCAGTTAATGTTCTTAACTTAAATCCATTTGACAAGAAATCAAAATACAAAGTAGTTCCTTCTGCATCCGCTTGGCTAGCAAGAAGATACTTATCTACTGGATTATGAGGGTCGCGAATGTTATCTTGGAGTGTCCAATCATTTGCACTATCAGTACGCTTCACCATAATCCATGACGGACGAAATCCTAGGTGTACATAGACCCCATCTGTCGAGCCGTTGCCCGTGTATGAGCCTATCTTGCTGTAGCCTTCAACCGAGTGGAACGCATAGCAGATGATGCGACCACCAGAGCCGTTTACTTCTCCCGCAGAGCCAATGTTAATTACAGTGTTAGACGCAATACTGCCTTGCCAAATGTTGGGGTCATAAACACTTGCAGAAGTTGAGTTGAGAGCAAGGTATCTTACACCCGCACCAAGCCCGTTTATGTTGTAATAAACACGCCATTGACCTGTTGTGTCACGATTTTTGAAGAAGGCTATCATTGGCTTTTGAGACAATCCATGCCCTACTGTAGCGGCAGAACCTGTGCCAGTATAACCCACCACACTAAAGCCCGCATCTGTATTTGCGCTGACTGTGCTGGTGATAGACCCGTCTGTATTGCTGACCGCAGTACCCCCAGCCAGCCAGTTCCATGCGGCAAGGGTTCTGCCACTGCCATTTGCCGAACTGTCTGTACCTAACGTAAAACCATCGCTGTCAAATGTTTTTAGCAAAGTTGTTGCAGTAAATTCTTGGTCTGTGGTGTTTGAAAATAGCTGTCTGTTGCCACCTCTAACACTATCGTTGAGAACATGATTATCTGCTATGCTTCTTGTTTTAAGCCAGACCCAATCAGGCTGGAAACCAACACCAGTGATTGCACGGTCATCAACACCATCACCAGTATAAAGCACAGTATTGAAATAATCATCTGGCGCAGTGATGGTAGGCGTAGGCAGATTGCCAGTGGTCAGCGCAAGGTAGCCCGAAGGTGGCGCATAGTAGAAGTCACCCACGCCATTGTCATCAGTGTTGCCCTGCGGTGTTTCATTGCCAGCGAAGGAACTGTCCTGACCAAAGTTGGCACTTAACCCTGTAGTTGGATTGCCTCTGGTAAACAAAATTAAGAAAAATTCACCCCCACCAACAGATGTCAATGAATGATTACCAGTACCTAGCAAAGTGTTGTTCTTGTAAAAAGATACTTGGTCATTATCAATGTCCATTGCGACACCAATAATGTCTCCAGCAGAAAATGAAAACCCACTGTTTGAGCCTGTTTGGGCAACACCATCAATAATCACACACCTAGAAGAGGAGCTTGTGTTGTCCAAATTTATCATTGTAATGCCAGAAACATTGCCATTTTGGTTGGACGATGAAGGAGCGTACACATAAGAACCCACACCTATTTGAGTTCCATTTGTGCTTAAATCATCAAGCCTGACTTCAGCGTACCACTTACCACTTGCCACACCAAAGCTACCATAGCTTGTTTGGAAGAGTGTATTTGTTGTCTGAACTACCTTTAAGTTGCCCTCGGAAAAAACTGGAACTGTACCACCTGCCAGTGGGTTCATCACAGCAAAGTTACCGCCAGTCACAGGAGCATCTATCACGACATCCGTATTGTTCAGGGCGTTGGGTGTCCAGTTGTTGCTGTTGCCAGAGGTATCGCCGAAGAAGGTGGCATCTCTCGTATCGGCAAAGGCTAGATATATATAGCTTCCGCCAGAGGTGTTTATAGTGTTTCCAGAACCTTGAATGGTAAATCCATCGCTATCAAAATCCAAAACATTGGCGGATGGGGTTGCTTCTGCGTCAGATGTGTTTGCCGTTAAAAGTTTGTTTACAGTATTTACAGGTGAGCGAGTGTTATCATAAATCGCCCAATCTTCTGCGGCATTTGTTTTCTTAATCATAATCCAAGCTGGCTTGAAGCCCAGCCCCGTGATGCTGTTCCCAGCCGCCCCTGTGCCAGTATAGCTAGAACACTTCGAGTAGCCTGAGACCGAGTGGAAACAATAGGCTATCATTGTTGCGCTAGGAACTTGCAAAGCGGAAGATGAATAAAAAACTGTTGATGTTGGCTCACCTCCCCAAAGTCCTGAACTTGTTGTGGTGGCGTTAGTTCCATTTAACAGCAAATAATGGTCTTGCATATTTGCACCAAGAGACTTATGTGCAACAGTCCAATTTCCTGTTGCGCTTCTTGCTTTAGTAATAATCATGTCTGGCTTAACGCTGAGTCCGTGTCCAATAGAGCCTGAACCTGATGATGGATTTGTAAATGTTACTATGCTGAAACCCTTTGCGGTATTCGCCTTGACCGTGCTAGTAATACTGCCATCAGTATTGCTGACAGGTGAACCAGAGCCAGCATCCCAGCACCATGCAACGTGGTTACTAGATGATTGATTTACCCCTGTGTCTGCCCCGATTGTAAAACCGCTACTATCAAACGACATAACTTGGTCTGTGTCTGTATATTCTGCGCTTGTTGTGTTAGAAAAAAGAGTTTCGTTTGCGCCTCTTACAGAGTCAAACAATCTGTGGTCTAATGCGCTTGACCTGTTTTTTATCCAAACAAAATCTGGCTCGAAGCCCACGCCCTCGATGGACTGTGTGCCGCCATTGCCAGTATAGGTCACAGTCGAAAACCCTTCGGCCTCAGTGGTCTGCTTGAACGGTAGGTAAAACCCGTTTGTACCGAAAGTCAGCGCCTGTATGTCTGTGTCAGACTTAGGCTTCCACAGTGTGCCGTCATATTCGCCAAAGCTGGTGGGGTCTAGGGCAGTGCCGTCAATAAAGGTGACGTTGGCTAGGTAGCCGTCATAGTATGATGAAGCAGTAGGCTCACGGCCAATATGGTGCGCCTCTGTTTGGTTGATTGCATGGTCTACGTTGCTAATGCTTGCACCTGTTGTAAGAGACTGCTCAACACCGTTCACATATATCTTAAATGAAGTGTTTGCCGCATCCAGAACGCCAACAACGTGATACCAAGCAGACACGTCCCTGAACAACGCTGGGGTGTACACTTCCCCTCTTGTTGTGTTGCTTGTTCTGGCAAAGTACTTAATACCGTCATTGTTAAAATACAAACCGCCTTGGTTCTGACCGCTACTATCTCTTGTATAAAATAGGCGCATAGAGCCGCCCAAATTTCCACGCTTAACCCAGCCTGACCATGTCCAAGTCTTACGGTTGCCAGCAGATGCTGGTGTCCTGTTTAGATAAGCACTATCGCCATCCTCAAAGCGCAGGGATGAACCCTCGGCAAATGCGTCTGTGGCATACATAAATTGGGATGAACCGAATGGGCCAGACATGGCAACTCCTATGCGAAGGCTAGTTGTGGTGTGCCAAGCAGAATACGCCCAGTTGCCGCTACAACATACGGCACGATGTCAGTAGTGCTTGCGGCTGTTGATAGCGTTAGACCAGCCGCCCCAGCAGTCTCATAGTCTGTGCCTAGAGATATTGTTCTGCCGCCTGTGCTGTCCTGTATAAATACAATGAAGCCTGACTGCCCAACCGTTTCGGTAGTTGGATTAGCCAGCGTTACATTTCCTGTTAGTGTCAGAACAAAGTTTTGATTGGCTGCAAAGTCTAATGTAACAGACCCAGTGTTTGTTGTGTCGGTGTCAGTAGAGCCTCTCTGTGCCGCAGTAAATGTCTGGGCCACATCGAGCTTGGCTGTGTCAGCATCAAACGCTTGCACATCTACGCCAACTTCCAGATCCACCGCTTGCTGTGCCGCACTTACACTAGCCGCAGTAAACAATGCCTTGCCTACTGTAGTGCCGCCAAGGTTTGTCTGCGCTGTTGCCGCACTAGCAAGGTCAGATAGGTTGTTTGCCGCCAGCAGATAGCCAGTGCCAGATATAAATGCATCATTCCATGCAGACCCATCATAGACCCGGATGACATCGCTGGTGTCGTTAAAATATACATCCCCGGAATCGACTGTCAGCCCTTGCCCAGTGATGTATGTTTGTGCCGCACTGTCGTTAGCGTGCGCGCCATAATAGCGGTCTGTAAAATCGTCAGCACTTGCCGCCGCAGCAGCCGCGCTTGCCGCTGCCGCTGTAGCAGATGTGGCGCTATTTGTAGCCTGGGTTGTCGCAGTCGTGGCAGATGTCGCGCTTGCTGTGGCAGATGTTGCGCTTGCTGTCGCGCTATTGGCGGCTGCTGTAGCACTAGCCGCCGCATTGGTTGCCTGAGTAGCCGCATAAGCCGCGTCAATTACCAAATCCCATTTAGCCACATCAGCGTTGCTGCTTATAGGTGTAGACCCGCTGGATGTGTGCGCGGTGTTACAGCGATATACGTTATAATTGCTAGCGTCTTTTATTAGGTCACGCACGCCATACGCAACAGATGCCGCCCAGTTGCCGCGCCAGTTGCCGATATCTTCGCCGACAACAGGGTTACCATTGCTATCAAACGCCAGCGTTTTGCCAGCGCGCGATGCTTTGGTTGGCAGGGTCATGTCTACCACGCCGCCATCTTCTACTAGCGCCGGGTCGAATACAGGCGCGCGCATGGCACGGCGCCCCTCTTCAGATACTTGCTGGTCAAATATTGTCAGGCTGTCTAGCTGTTCGTTTAGGGATGACGCAAGCAAGTCGCCGGCTGTCACAAAGTCTGTGGTGCGCTCGATGTCACGCGCGCCAACGATTACAATCTGGTCTGACCCCGTTGGCGTGGACGGCACGTTGGTGCCGGTCACAATAGTTACAGACCCGGTGCCGTTAGCGTTGATGGCCACGGTGTAGTCTGTCGTTAGCGTTAACTTTGCGGCGTTGAAGTACACAGCTAGGTCACCGCTGTCGATGATCTCAAACGTAAACGCATACGGGCCTAGACCGGCTGACCCGGTAAAGACTGCGCGTCTTGTCACTGCGTTAATGTTGTAATCTGCCATGTCAACTCCTTGCGGGTATTATACCTTATTTAATGCGGCTCGTCTATTTGGGCGTAAATATAGATTTGCGCTTTTCTTCGGCCATGCGCTTACTTATTTCTGGGTATTCAATGATGTCGTCTGGCAATCCCATGTCTCTACCCCGCGCTTTTGGTGACACATCAACAAGTCTAAATTTTTCGTCGGTAATAAAAGTGCCAAACATACGCTCACGCGCTGCTAACCTATATTGTGCGACAATTCCGTTAACAGACTTTTGCGCTTCGCCAAACGGGAAATCTATACCCAGCTTTTGCGTCTCATCTATAAGGTCTGCCGCATCTGCCATAATAGCTTCTGCTAGTGTTGCGTTGTTAAATTCTTTCAGGCGTATGTCATTGGCGTATAGCTGTATGTATCTGGTGCGCTGTTCTGCCGTTAGCGTGTGACCGGCAAGCGTTAGCTTTTGCGGTAACCGCGTTATCCCGTGGTTAATCATAGACAAATAAGATTTTAACTCACCTTTCTTGCCTTCCCATGAACCAATGCCTGCGCGCATGCGTGGGCCAAAGTTATACAATGTGCCAATGTCAGGCACTATTTCTTCACCAAACTCATTTAATCTAGGCTGTAATTTTCTAGAGGAAAAAGGCGTGCGCGACATCCATTGATTATACGCCTCGCCAAACGCCCTAAACCCTGCCCAATGTGGGTCGTAGCTTAAAGCCTCAATGCCAAACAGCCCTGCCTCGCCTGCCTCTACTTGTGCTTGGTTAATTGCTGTCTCACTTTGTCCGGGGTTTAGGTATCTTTCAAGCCTAGCTGACAAAGCGCCGTTTGTTAAACCAGCTATAGGCGTTCCAGCCATGACAGTGCTTGCGTATGTTTTCATAATTTCATCAAAAACACGCGTTAGCTTTTCTGCTTCATCGCCGCCTGTTTTTTGTGAGCTAACCACTCTATATAATTTTGCAATCAACTGGGTTTGTGGAAAGCTAGCCGCCATTTGGTACATACCACCAGCCGCGCCTGCAAACATTTTCTGCACATATTCATCATCGTCATCATAGTCTGAGTAGAACATTGCATTGCGCATTGCTGCACCAACAAGCAATGGCGTTGATGCTGGGTCTATTTTTCTGAGCGATATAAAAACATCACCGTCAAACTCGCCAGTGCCTTGACTTACGCTATCTTCACCAAGCAAAGATTTAAATCTTTCTATAGTGGGGGTTGAAACCTCATGCTCACCTTGCAAACGCAAAGCAAACGGTTGCCACCCCATTGATGTTAGCGTGTCTTTGTCTTTTAGGTCTATCGGCCCCGGCCCAGTAACCCGCCCATCGTCTGCAAATTGCCAGCCGCCAATCAGCATGCTAGAGCCAAGAGCCATGCGCGATATAGCCAAATCTTTATATCTGCCGCCGCGCTTTACATCCGACCAAAACTGCGCTGACATAGGCGCAAGAGGTGTGCGCGACATTCCTTGGTTGGCAATGTTTACAAGCGTTCTATTAAACAAAGTGATTAGCTTAATCCCGCGCATGTTCAAACCACGGTTCATGCCTATATACATGTTTGCCATAGGCACGTTTTTGTCTATATCTTCTTGCAATGTAACTATGCGCCTAAAGCCTTCCACGCTAGCCGCTATGTCCGCTGGCTGCTGTGATAGCAATCTGCCGTTTGCGTGTTGCGCTTTTTCCATAGCTGTGCCGGGGCTGTCACCAGCGTCTAGCGCCTCAATGTACTTTTGCACGCCATAGCGTTGTGCTTGCTCATGCAACTCTATACGCTGTGCAATGCCGCCAAAAAAACCATCTGCCGCTGCAATAAACCTCATTGGCACAGAATGCACCGCGCCCATCATATCTATAGCGCGGCCAACCATAGTGCCTTTCAACTCGCCGGTGCGCAAAACCTTACCTCTAAATTTCATGTAAGGTGTGTTACTTAAATACTCAGAACTAAGGGCAGACCGCTGGACATCTCTAGCTTGCACATCTCTTTGCATAAAACCTTCGCCCATCATAGACCAACCATCTATGATGCCGCGTTTGATGCCCCCGGCTCTAGCGCCTATATCAGCTAGCTGGAACTTATCTGCCGCGCTTCTTGGCTTTCCTATAAGTTTTTCAAGGTTGCTAAGTAATGGGCTAACAACAGTTGCCGCCAAAGTGCGCTCTGCAAAGTCAAGCCCTATAAGGGCGGCTGTGCCAACCCCATTAAAAAGATGCGTATTTGGGTCGGTCAGCAAAGTTGATTGCGCCGTATAGATAATTGCATCTATGGACTTTCTATATAAACCAACTTCCACCATTTTGTTTTTTGCTTTTGCGTTTGGCATTGTCATCCATTTTTCTGCCAAAATACGCAATTGCTCATCACCGCCAAATTGTTCTAACACCCGGCGTTGCTCTGTGATTGACAGATTTTTTTGCGCGCCTTCCCCAGCACCTTTAAAAACATTCATAGATCTGGCAATGTCTGTTTTTGCGCCAGACAACTCTTTAACAATAATATCATGCTGCGCTAAAGCCTCGCGCAACTTAACGCGCTCTGGCATTGCAAGCTGGCCCGCTTGCGCTTTTGCCATCATTTCGTCTATGCGTAAAAGACTTGCATCATGCACGGTAACAAGCGCAGCCATTCTTTTTGCTAATTCATCGCCGCCAATGGCGCTGGTCATTGGTTTGCCTTTAAACATTTGGTCTAGCACATTTGTAGCCACGCCGCGCTCGGCTGCATCATCGTATAGGCTCTGTATTGTGCGCGGCCCTACTGGCGGCAAATCCTTAGACACCGCTTGGATTGTGGCGTTTAATTCATCAGAACTATAGAAGGTGGTGTTAACGCGGCCTTCTTCGACACCAGCCTCTTTTTGTGCTGGTGTAGGGCTAGGCGCTGTTCGTGGCGCGTCCATCGCCTCGCCGCGCGCTGCCATAATCTCTGCCGCTTTTTCCTCAGACACAGGCTCTGGCATAATGCGAGGCTCTTGTCTGCCGCTGGCCGTGTAGTCGGTTGGAGCTTCCTGTACAGGCACCTCAACCCTCGCCTCTGGCTCGGCTATTGGCGCGTCAATAGTGACGTCTTTTCCCATTTTAGCGCCGGGCTTAGTTAGCGGCTCCATAATTTCTTTTAATATCTTGCGGCTAACTTTGCGCCCCGCGCCCAAGTCTAGGCCAGCAACTTGCACAGAGCCGTCAGCGCTTGGCTCACCTAGCTCTGTTGGCTGTGGATCAATAATGCCTTTGCCTTCCGGCATGTCTTTAGGTATCGACATTTGTCCGCTGTTCCTTATAAAGCTGCACAAGCCTTTCAGCTAACACCTTTGTTTTTTCTGGTGTCATGCTTTCAGCAAATTTTATAAACTCTTGACTTTCGCCTTCAAGCCCCGGTTCAGGGCTGTCCTGTAATGTCGCTGACATCTATCCCTCTTTCCCTAGCAATCTTTGCCAGTTCTGCCTCATAATCTGTTGGCGCGCTCTTCTTGTTGCCTACACCTAATTTACCATACAATTCTTTTTCTGGATACCACAAGAGCGCTTGCGCTGATGCTGCGTCTGTTTGCATGCCTTGCTCTCTTAGCAACTCAACGGCCCTGTCTACTGTTGCTCTCATGTAGCTTCTGTGGCCACCGCCAGAAGGTGTTTCCAGCACTTTTGTGCCGCCCTCATCTAATGCTTTCATGGAACGCGTAAATTCTCTTTTGTCCTTAAAGTTACCGGCAGCAAATTTCTTATGCACAGCGCTGGCAAAGTCTGACAGTATTGTGTCATCATTTATTATATCGTCATACACAAAACCATACTCTTGAGCTAGCTCTGGCGTTGTCGCATCTCTGGCCCGTGTCTGTTGTTTAGCTAAAAGCGCCGGGCTACGTTCTGGTATTAATGTGCCAGACATGCGGCCCCACATGCGCATAAACCACCTGTCCATGGTTAGCATGTCCATGTTGCCTTCTAGGTTCTGGTAAAATGCGCCGCCAATCTTTGGCCCAAACATTGCGCTTGCCGGTAGCTCGGTACCCATGTTTTCTCCAGACACCTTGAACCCGTACTCTTTGCCAATCTTAACTAAATCCCTAACTTTCATTTTAGTGTTTAACAGCTTAAACACTTCTTCCCGGCTACCTAGCTTTTCCTCTAATTCGTTAAACAACCTAAACCCAAATTCCATGCTGGGCTTTTCTCTCCCGTAACCAACTATTGGCATTTTGTTTGTTTTTCTATAAACGCCATATGCATCTACGGTGTTAGCAACATTTGTTGCAACATCTGCGCCATTGCTTGTGATCGCCATTATAAACTTAAATGAAGATGCCGCAGTCTGGTCTGTTGCCAGTTCAGGGTAAAGCCTAGACGCAATCGACATTGCATTAGTAATTTTTGTTTTGTACCAATCAGCAGCGTTACCCTTTGCTTTCATGGCCTCCATAATTTCAGCCGCCATCATTTTAGCAATAGCTTCTTGGTTTTCATTATTTTGTGCTGACCTGTCACCACCGGCTTTAGATTTTTGATTTAGCTTTACAGCAACATCATATAAGTTGCCACCCGGCTCTATAGTGCCTTGCCCATATAACTCGTCTATTAAAGTGCCAGCGCGCTCACCTTCACTTAGATTTATTGTAGGTTTGCCGCGAATAGCTTTTACAGCATCACCAGCCGCAGCAATCAGCGGGTCAGGGTCCACACCGCTAGTTAGCGTTGTGCCGCTTTCGCTCATGCGTTTTTTTGCGCCTTCCCCCATGCCCTCAAACAAATCACCTATAGCTTGGCCAACTGGCGGCAACAAAACTTCCGCGCCTTTGGCTGCGCCAGCACCAACAGCCGCCCCTACAGCCGGGGCAACAGTTGCGCGTATTCCAGCCTCTAATGGGGTCGGAGCATCACCAGCCGCAGTCTCAACAGCCATTTGCCCTACCTCGCCAACCTCGCTATAACCCGCCCCTGCTAAAGCGCCAGCCGCTACTGGGCGTTGCGTGGCAAATTGCGCTGGCCTCGCCATTTGTTGCAGCGCTTGTTTGATGCCTAGTTTAATTCCTGTCTGCGTTGTTTGCCTCGCGAAAAGACCAGCCCCTGCCGACACTATGCCAGCGTATGTTGTTGGGTCTGTAAAGATACTGCGAAATGCCCTAGAAACACCAGCGCTTGTAAACGTAGGCAGTTGCTCATACGCGCCCATAAAGTCTAAAAATGCTTGCGCTTTGTCAGGATCTTCTTGTGACAATATGTGCGCGGCCTGTGCTATTGTGCCGCCTGCATCAGTGCCTACGCCCGGTATGCCGCCAATATTAAACATAAAGTCAGACTGCACGTTTAGCGCATAATCTATAACGTCATCAGCGCCGCCTCTAAACGGCTGGCCTTCAAACATTTCATAGATTTGCATTGCATCGTAAACAATTTCCGGCGTTGCAATCATGCGGTCCACTGTCATAACGTCAGTGTCTTGCGCCACATCTTGCTCTGCTTTTTGCATAAGATAGTCAAAACTAGCAGATGTATCTAGCCCGGTCTGCACCGCTTCTGCCCCCGGCGCTTCGCTTGGCTCTTCGCTTACACGCAAACCAACAGGACTACCCGCAGACACATAATACAGATTGCCTGCTTTAGTGCGCGTATAGTTAGCGTCAGGCAGTTGCGCAGCGTTTTCTCTTTGGTTAAATATCTTTTCTACATCATCAGTCATTAGAAAAAGTCCGCCCTGCCAGCTTTATAATCTTCTAGGCTCTTGAGGTATGTTTTCAATATTTTCCTTAATTCTTCTGGCTTTGGGTGTAAGCTCAAATCAAGGTCGTCTATATCTTCTTCTGTTGTGTATTCGTTAAACTCAAATGTGTTAACAACAGTGCCATCAGAAATTGTTAAACTTTCATTCATTCTCCCAAGAACGCGCTCTATCTCTTCTGTAAACCCAGACGCAATAAATTCGTTTTGTAATTTGCGCGCAGTATCAACAAGCAAAGGTTTTGGCCCTTCTTCCCCGCCTGCTTCCCACTCACTAATTGCACTAGCGTGGGCGCCTTCTGCCCTTCGCAAAAACTTTTCTATTTGTGTTGCTTGTTCATCATTATAGGGTTGCACTTCACTATAAACTTTGGCTGATCTCCTAGCGATGCGCATAACTTCTCTATCAGCAGATTTATCCACTGTAAGCATTTTATCAAAAAACCCTACGCCATCTTTTGCTGTAACGCCAAACTCTACACGCTTTTCTTCAAAGTTCTCTTGTGTAACTTCCCCACGCTGTATAGCCATTCTAAATTCTAGATTTCCTAAAGAATTAGATGTTGCCCCCTCTTCCAGTTCTTTTTCTAGACTGCGTATGGTTATAGGACTTATTGCCTGACCGTTTGTGTCAGTTGCTATTTGGTACAAATCATCTATTAAATTGTCGCGTGTATCTTCATCTGCATCTTCAATTCTAGACACAATTCTAGCAACGGTAGATGATTGACGGCGCACTTCATTGCGCATGGTTTTTTCGTTAGTTGTGTCTTGCGCATTGGCCTCAGTTCGTATTCGCTTCTTCACTGCTGCGCGCTCTTCATCTGACATATCATTGTATATTGATGAGTATTTGCCAAAATCCCCCGTGCGCATTTTTGCTAATGCTGCATGTGAATTTGTGGCGTATTCTTCACTTAAAGCATGCTCAACTAAAACGTCTGTCTTTGCTGATAAAATCGCCCCATCAATTTTTGCCGTTTCTGTTTCTGCAAACTCAGCGTCACCAGTTCTAAATAACGTAGACTTTAAACTGTTAGATAAAACATCTAGCTCTTTGTCCAACAAATTTACGTTGCCCTCAAAGTCCGCTGTTTTTATTAAAGCCCTAGCCGCATCTCCAAAGTTGTCAACTTGGTCTTGCGCCGCCATGCGCAAACCTAAAGCGCGCTTTTTATTTACTTCCTCAAGCGCAGTCTTATAAACAGAAGAACCCAGCGTTGCTGCTGTTGCTTTAAATGCAAGCGCTTCGTTTGGGTCTACATCAGCAAGGGCTTCCGCGTAACCAATTTCTGTGTTTCGTAATCTAGATGTAATGTCGGCAAGATCTTCTGGCCTAAAGTCTGGGCTTTCTATTGTTTTTTGCATTGCCGCAATTTCAGTGCGATAAGCGCCCTCTAAGTCTGTGCGCATAATCTTGCCAGTAGTTGCGCGCAATGTTGCACCAAATACTGTGTTTTTGTCGCCAACAATGTCATCAATATCAACGCCAGACACGCGCGCATCTTCTAGCTGTTGCACTGTTACAGGGTTGTCAAACGCGTATTCAATGGCCTCTTGTTTTGTTTTTGCTTCTGCCCTTGCAAACGCAAACTCAGAAACTTTATCAAGAGCCGCAGATATTTGACCATACACAGCCGCCTGCGCTCGACCAGTTTGCGTATAGTCAACACTGGGAAGGCTGGGTATTTGCGCGCCTAGTGGGCGATATCTTGGTAAACGCTCTGCCATACTAACCTACCTAAAACCCGCCCGGCGCCAACGGGTCATAAATACCGCCAGCCCCTTGAACTTGCGCTGATGCCGCTTGTTGGAATGTTGTTGGCGTCATGCCGCCTGATGGCGCGCCGCCCAACAAACTGCCTTGGTATCCAGCCATAGCAATATTTGCAATAGCTTTAAACTGCGCAGCTTTCATAACGGCCTTTGCCTGCTTTCCATATTCAAGCGCCTGCAACTCGGCTTGGCGCATTGTTATGATTTGGCCTTCTCTAGACATATAATATTCATCAGCGCCTTTTGCTTGCGCATATCTTTTTAAAGCCATAGCGCTGCCGCTGTTAGGGTCTATATTGCCAGCACCGGCTCTAGCGTTAATAGACGCAGATGTAGCAAGTATATTATCTAAAACAGATAGCCCCTGCTTTTTATACTTTAAAGCCTCTTGCCTGCCTTGCATGCGCGTTAATGTTGCTTGCGCTTGCAAACCGCCCGCTTGTGCTTTTGCCGCCTTCATTTCAGCCATACCGCTTACAGCGGATATTGCCATTGGTACTGCAACCTGTGCCATATTATTGCCCTATGCTCACTTTGTACTCGATGCCCAACACTGACATTTTCAGCGGTACATCTTGGGTTACTGTTATCTGGCCATCATAGCTATAGCCAAGCATGCCATTAATGGTCTTGATGCCTGTAAACTCTTGCACGGATGAGTTTAACACATTTGTGCCAAAACTGCGAAACGGTATCAGCGACCCGTTAATAGACAAAGACTGCGTTTCAAACAATTCTGCGTTTACTTCAAAGATGCGTTTTTTAAATCCTTTTAACGACCCGCTAGGCAAGTTTGGCTCAACCGGCAATGTTTTCATCGTTGGTGTAAAGTTCAGCCCTACCTGAAAGCTGGCTGTCGCCGCTGACACAAACGTCACGGTCGATGGCGATGCGCCAACCACCTGTGTCGGCTCTACAATGCCGTCACGAATTATCTGCACAGTTTCTGCCTCTAGGTGCGGCATGTTAACTGACGCGCCTGTGGTGCCGATTGTAGCGCTATCTAGCAGGGTATTCGGGTCAAACACTTCCACATAGTAAACATCTGCGCTGTTTACGTTGCGCTTTACAATTACATAGATGTCATCAACATCCACGCCAATGTTTATAAACTCACCCTCAGTCGTCCACTCAGACGGCGCAATCACGTTCTGGCTCCGCAACAATGTATAGCAAGCGATAGACCCGTCATCACCATTTACCAGCATTAGCCGGTCGCCCTCGTCTGTTGATGTGGCAACACGCACCGCCATCTCTTCTGGCGATTTCAGCAAATGCGATGATAGCAACGATATCTTGTCTGATGTGTATGCGTTCACCGTATCGCTAAAGATAAACTCTTGGATGGCCTTCCCCTGCCGTTGGATAAATAGCGTGGCGCCGTCTACGTTCTGCACGCGCAAGCCTGGCTTCATGCCAAAAAACGTCTGCGCCTTTACAATAAGGTTAGCTGGGGTGATAGGATCATCCAGCGCTTGCGGCACATAAAACTCGCCGCCGGTAGTGAATATCTGTAGATTGCGCCCGGCATACATATCGACAATAGCATTGAAAGTCCCCGTGTCTAAGCTGGCCTCAACAGAGGCATCGTCTAGCGCTTCTCCGGGGTCAAAATTAAAGAAGTCAGAAACACGACTACCCCAGATAGTAGACGGGCGCTGCTTCGAGCCGCCAAAGTACAAGCGGCCCTCATGGAATACTACGCTGCGCGGCCAACCTCTGGTGCTAGACCAAGTGTTCTCATAGCCTTCTTCAAGTTCCCAATCAGCGTCATCAATGTTGCCAGTGTCAAACAATGGCACTTCTGCAAAGCACTCTAGCTTTGCATCGTTAACCTTGCGCACGATACGCAACCGACCAAAAGGCGTGACGTTTATATACTGGCCCACATAGCTACCCGATGCCGCCGCACCTGATGTAAATATGTTTGCATCAGACCCGCTATGCTTGGCGGTCACAGTGATGTTGCCTGATGTGCCGCTAACCTCAAGATGGTCGTGCGGCACGCCGGTATTAAAGCTACTGCCTGTTGTAACTGCCAGCGTAAATGCGTGCTTTGGCACAAAGTCAAATGTAATGGTGCTGGCTGTCCAATCGCTGTCTGTTGCACCGCGCACAATCTTTACTGGCGCCAGATCCTCATGCACCACAATCACAGTGTCGGCAGACTGCACCCAGTTCATTTCTGGCAATATGCTAGCAGTCAGCGTTGACACAACTAGGAAGTCATTGCCTGACCCGTTAATGTTTGTGACTAGCGTGCGGTTTTTGTAGACGTACATTTTGCCGGGCGTAAACACCAGCATATAGCTGTCGCTAACGCTAAACTCAAAGCCGACCATGCGCACGGCGTTAGCCG